TTGCATTTATCCTCCATAATAAAATCTAATTAACATTATCTCCATATACATCTTTATAAGTGATAGGAGTTCCGCCCATACGGAACTCCCTGCCAGTTTCAGTTACAATAAGAGTAGGCACCCCTGCATAACTCCAAGTTAAATCCCATATATCTTCAACTATTTTTTCAGGATGATAGCAAGCTACTTTTCTTTCTTTGACAGCTTCTTGGAGCCAAAGAGGAAAATTATAAAATTTCTGCTCTTCATGATTATACTGAATATGATAAGGTTCTTGCATTATTCCTCCTCGGTTTCACCCCATCGATGATTAGTCATATTAATACTACCATCTTGATGAACTTCAGTTATTTTATATAATTGGTGTGACTTTGATCGCTTATAACTCTTCGTTACGAATTGATTCTGACGACGATAACCATTTACAACAACTAAAGTTCCACGTTTAAACCAACCTTTTTCCATCACATGCTTTTTACCATCAATTCCCATTTCAGATAACTGTGCATTATATCTTGCATAATAATCACGAGTCATTTTAACAGTAACAACACCACTATTTTTTGTTAAAATACTTATTGATGATTTTAAATCATCTTTCGCAATTACCGTGCCGCACAATCTAAACGTTTTAAAGATAGGAATTTCTCTGCCATTACGCTTAAAAGTATAATCAACAATTGGCTGCTCTGGCAATGTGTTATATTCAACAATACCATATTGACTATCATTAACATTAATTAATTCATGATCATGATAATAAAAACCAAGAGAAGCCATTTCCCATGTACTCAATGACCCAGCCGCGTATTTGTTCCATTCCTCTTGGAATAATGAATTATTTAATTGTTTTAATAATTCTTCTTTATGTGCGGTGATGTATTGTTTTGCTGGGAGCATAGCTTTGTCATACAAGGTTTTCCATCTCGTCTCTGATATACACAATAGATTGTCTTTTGGTTCGAGGAAGTCTGTGTCAAAAAATTCTTGATAGAATTCATAATAGTTATCTGATACTGAAAAAGCTCCATTACCCACCTTACAATTTTTCTTTAATGCTTTATTAAATACAAATACTCGTTTTTGAAAATCAAGCTCTCGTGGCAACAGTCCTCGTTCATTTAACATATTAAAATTTTGCATTGTAATACGTTTTTTAGGACTACATGTAATCCACAAATATTCTTTCATTATATTTTCACGAGTATCGAATTGATCAAATGCACCTGCTTTAATTAATGCAACCATTACAGTTTTATTACATTTAACCTTTTCCATAAATTCATACATATCTTCATATGGTCTATTAGCAATAATTTCTTCAATAATTTCTCCACCAACACCATTTAATGCTTTAAGACCAAAACGAATTGCATTGTGCTCTTCATCTGGTTCAAACATATAACCAGATTTATTAATATCAATTAATGATACATTCACACCATGAGAAATAATATCACCAACACCACGAGCAATTTTATTATAATTAGAACTTGCATCTGCGTCAAGACCACTAATTACTCGAAGATATGCTGTGTTCCAATAGATAGATGGATAATAAGATGAAAGATATGCTGCTTGACAAGCAATCAATGAATAACTATATCCATGAATACGACTAAATGAATAACTTGCTTGCGGCATAATAACATAATCCCAAATATATTGTCCTAAGATTGGACGTTTTGCTCTTGAGATAATTTTATCTTTTAATTCAGATACTTTATCCATTTGTTTTTTAGCTACAATTTTACGTGCGGCATTACTTTCTGCGAGAGTAAAACCACATGTATCAGGATCCATTAAAATCGTCATTAACACTTCTTGTGAAGATGGTGCTCCATAATCAACTAACATATACTTTTCAAGAACTTTTTGTTCTTCTTTTGTTAGACCAATATTATCCATTTCTCTATACCATTGAGAAATATCATTTTTTAAACGCTCATATCTATCTGCGGGACGTTCCGCTCCTTTTTCACCAGTTAATCGCATAAGAGCATTACAAGCTGTTAGCTCTTCTACATTTCTAGGAAGTAATTGCCGCACAACATTACCGCCAACTGCTGTATTAAGTTGGAATAATGCTAAAACGTTTGTACTATCAATAACATCCCAAAGTTTATCATCATTTAATGGAAGTTTATCTGGATGGACATATTTATCATATGCTTGCCGCAATGTTAAATTTTTATCCATATATCCATTCTCTTGGAGCAACTGAATACATTGTGCGACAATATCCATTTGTTCTGTAACAAGAAAATCATATTTTACATCGCCGCAATACTCGGCATCATGAAGTGAATATTGTGTAATAATTGCGCCACTTGTTGCTTTCATAAAACATGCTGTATCATATGGATCATCACTATAAAAAACAACACCAGATGCATGAATACCTCTAGATACTACTAATCCTTCAATACCCATAATAATATCTAATAATCCAGGATATTGATTAATTGTATTAATAAAAATTTTATTTGGTTTACGTCCTTTTTCTTTATTCCCATTAACAACATCATTAATAGGCCAAAGAAAACCGCGCTCAGATGGAATTAAAGATGATAAATATAAAGCTGTATCATTATCAATACCATCTTTATATTCTTCTGTTTGATAACCTCGACAGGCAATTTGTACAGCACTTTTAGTTGTTGCTGTCCCAAATGTACAAACTTGAACACATCCTAATTCGCCACGCTCTTCACGAATTTTTTTAAAAATATCTTCTCTTTTAGATGGGCTTAAATCCAAATCAATATCAGGCATTTCAACACGATCTTTATTCATGTAACGCCAAAAAGGTGCATTAGTTTTAATGGGGTCTGTCTGTGTAATACCTAATAAATAATGATTTAATCCAGCACCAGCTGACCCACGACCAGCACCTACAGGACTTCCACATTCCCAGAATAGGTTAATATAGTGCTGAAGAAAGTTAGGATACGCAAAAACGCATGTTCCTAAATTTTTCCCAACATGATCTTTAATATCTGCTTCATATTCGAGTCTTTCTAAATATTCATCATTTAATAGATTTAATTCATCAAGTTTATTGATGCACTCATTAATCCAATATCGCTCTTGATTATTTGTTGACCATAATAACTTTTTTAAAGTTGGATATTTATCATCGCCAGAACGATTTCCCCTACGATAATACGGTACATCAACTTCTAAAACATGCTGGTTTCTTGCAAGACTATAATTTTGAATTTTATTATAAATTTCTAAAGTATTAGCTTCAAGTTCATTATAGTCTAATCCAGTTCCTTCAAGATTATTAATTACATCTTCTGTTGATTGAAGATAAGCATATTCATAAAATTCATCAACCTCACGTTCTCCGCCCTTGCTATTAAGAAATGCTTTATGAACCCATCTATCTTCTTTTTTAAGATAATGAGCATCAGTTGTAACAATAACCTTAATATCAAATGCGGCTCCAATAGAGCCCATCATTTTATTAACTGTCATTTGTTCTTTTGAACGTGCGGGCTGAACTTCAAGATAAAAATTATTGTCAAATAATTGTTTATTCCAAGAGAGAAAATCAACAATCTTTTGGTATGTCTCTTCTTCAGTAACACTATTTCCGACTTTACGAGCTTTGCAAAGTTCAAGAATAAGACCATCTAGTTCTGAACCCAGACATGCGGTTGATGCAATTAAATGACCTTGTCCATATTTATTTACTATCTCTTCGAGCTCAGATTTTAAAGTTGGAACTCGTTCCATACCTCGATCAAAATAACTGTTAATCCAAGCAGTAGATGATAATTCTCGTAGCATTTTATGACCAATTGCATCACATGCAATTAAAATATAGTGCCAATATCGTTGACCAGATTTACGTTCATCTACAAGATAAATTTCATTGCCACGAGCTATTTTAAAATCTGGATTTGTTTCTTTATATTTATTAATTAAACGATCAAGCTCAACATGACTAGAAAGACTTTCATGATCAGTAATCGCAATACCTGCTAAATTAAGTTGAATTGCTCTTTTAATTAAATCTTCTGGACGATTAATACTATCCAGTAATCTAATATTACTATACATAGTATGAGCATGAGCTTCAAACCTAGGCATATCAATCGTCCTCCTCATCAGGATGTTTCTTAGTAATTACGTCTCTAAACCCACCATAAGAATATATATCTTGATATTCTTGTTTCCATATGTTTTTCATTGTCTCATTTTTATTATTAGCAAGACGAGCACGAATAGCTTTAATAGTTTCTAAGTCTATTTTTCTACGAGAAACACCTTCTCGTTTTCTTCCTAAAGAAATGTGCTTTTTTTTATTTTCTTCTGTATAAATTTCTGGCATAATATCCTTATAATTAGTCCCATCCCAGATAGCTCTAAACCCTCTAAGAGTTATTCTATCTTTATAAAATTTTTCATAAATTTCTTTACAAGTATATTTACAATCTAGATAATATTGCCTTATTTGTTTAATTTCATCTTTTGAAAAAGTACCTTGATTAGAAGTTTTTCCACCGTCTCCACCGATTGTAGCATTATAACCATTTTTATAACTATTATAATATCCAATCCAATAAATTTCTTTGTTGTTTAATTCATCAGCTGAACATTCTTCTATGATATCAAAAGTAAAACTATCTATTCCATATTTTTGAAAAGCTCTATATAGAGGTTTATTTTTTTCTTTTAATCAACAACTTGGCATTTTATGATAAGCAAATCTATTCTCAATGTTTTTGCTTTTACCAATATAACTTTTATTATTAATTAAATTAGTTATTTTATAAATTCCAATTGTCATATAAATCATCTCCTCATTATATATAATTTTGAGAAGATTTGAATTACTTAAAAATGTTATTCAATTCTTTATCTTTAAATATATTATAACATAAAATTTTACATCTGTCAAAACTATCCATATAGCTCATATACTTTAATATTTGCAATATCACATTTATCTAAAAGATCAAGGCTACAAAATTCCCAATAGTCTTTATCTTCAGAATATCCATGACCCTCATCACGAGCATAGTCAAAGCCAATCCAATTATCAACTCCAGCTTGTTCTAGTCGTAAATAAAATTCAGCATCATCTAAAAGTCTTTCAAGGTCTTTAGCTTTTATAGTTATATATTTTTCATAATTACTCATTAGAATCTCCATTTAGTTTCTAAGACAAAATCATCTATGAATCCTTCACCACTTACCTGTCCTTGCCATTCGTTTTTACTGGGTGAAACAATACAAGTCATATAAGTATTCAGTTGAAGTAATTTTTCATATTGATCTTCATCAATTCCAAATTTAACAAGTACTAATCCATTTGGTAATATTATGCGAAGAGTATTATTTTTAGCACCGCACAAACGTATTTGACATTGACTTAAATCAATATTTTCAATAGTAACTTGACTTGCGGGCATGTCTTGTCCCCAGAAATCACTCATTTCCGCGAGTTCTAGCAGTTTATTAGGACTAGCTTCTGCCATATTCCAAATATAATCAACCCAATACACAGCTTCTTTTGGAACATCTTTATATTTTTCATTCATTGCTGCAATAAATGCATCAAGATTACGCTCTGCTATTCCAAAACCATGAGCATTACCATGTCCTTGTGCATATTCAATGAGCCCAGTAGATTCTTCGACAGCTTTTAAATCGGTAACTTCGCTCATGCTATAATTGCGGCCAGAACCTCTGTAATAATATTCATCATCATCTTTAGTTTTACTTTTAGTTAATACTAAACATGGACGCTGATATTTACTAGCGAGTTTATTTGCAGCAAGACCTCTAATATTAGGTTCTACTTCACCAGGTTCACAGCAACATATTAAAATGCTATTATCAAGAAGATGTTGTGCTGCGATTTTTTTCTCTAAAAGAATCATAGATTCTGTTTCTAGTTTGGTTTGGCGTCTCTTAATCGCACTTGTAAGATAAGCGGCTTGTTGATATAAAGGCCATTTTTCACCTTTATGTCCTCTCTTGGTGTTAGGAACTTTTTCAAAGCACCAAGGTTTACACATAGCCCTAAAGACCATGTCTTTTTCTTCTTGAGTACCAGACCGAACTGTCGCATTAATAAATGGTACGACCGCAAAAGCAATAGCCTTATAACAATATTGACCACCATACTTATTTAAAGTATATTCATTTGTTTCAAGCAACTCATTGAAAAATGGGTTCATTACATGATGTAATCCTTCTAAAATAACAGCTTTAGTTTCTATTGATCTAAAACTCATCATGTCTCCACAATTTCCAAGAGCGCATAAATCTAGTCCCTCATCACCCTCAGTTCCATTAATAAAATTAAAAGCTCTACAAAATTGCCAAACTACACCCGCACCACTAAACTCTTTATTCGGATAATCACATAATTGATTATTAATAGTAATTACATTTTTAAATTCTGATATGTGCGGCGCTTCATGATGGTCAAGAATAATTATATCTACATCTTTATAAAACCAATATTCATGTTCTTCATAGTCATTACTTGCACTATCTGGACAAATTATTAATCCTATACCTTCTGGAATATTATCTCGCATATCGACTAATCCATGCTGTTTACCCATATGATGCAAATAAGTTAAATGCTCATTTACCCAATCAGGATAAAGGCTATAAAGAAAATTAATTAAAATTGCAGCAGAAGTATAACCATCAACATCACAATCTACGATGATACAAGTATCTATATTATTTTTAATTGCAGATGTTAAATTATAAACAGCTATTTCTATATTATCAAAGGCATTTCAAGAAGTTACATCTGCCATGCTCGCATTAAGCCATTTATCTATACTATTAATTCCTCTACCATATAATACCTGTTCAGTTGCTGTTGTATATGTTTGTTTTAAATATGTTTTATATTTCAATTAATCCTCCTTTGGTTTATACACGCTGCATAGCCATCCTTGTATGTAGTGAAGAGGTATAATAACTAGCCAGTCTGCTTTTTTCTTTTGTTTCGCGTGACACCAGTTAAAAACTCTATAACCTCCTCCACCGATATAACCATTATATTTACAATATCTACATCTTCTATGTTTGTTACGATATATTATTAAATTATTATCCATTTGGAATTAACCTATTTTCCCATAAATTTAGAAATATTTCACGACCATCATCAGTAGGGCTATGTTTATATCCAGTCAAGCCTTTTGTATCTAACATAAAACTTATATTACAAGACGGAGAATATTTTTGATACATCTTTTCCATTTTCTTTAACACTTTTATATATTCTTCATCATATAAATTATTAAAATCTCTATCAACACCTATACAAATTTCTTTAGCACCGGCATCCAAAAGAAGATGAAATTGATAATTAGATAGTGTACTGCCGCACATACCAACAGCGATATTATTTTTTAATCCGAGATAACCAATTGATTGAAGAACGGCTTTTTCAGATTCAAATACCATCGCTACACCAATTTCTTTGATGCGTTCTTTAGCCTTATTTAAACCATATAAATTAAATGATAATGGATGGTTGGCTAATTTACCGCCTATTTTAACGGGCCTATATTTACCATATACTTCATTCTCTTGGACAAGAGTTCTTTCTCTAATTCCAATTAATCTATCATTTTCATCATAATGCGGAATTAAAATACCGCCAGAGACAGGGTCATAATGAATATTCATATGATCACAAATTTCTTTAGATATATATTCAGATTCCCATGCTCCATATCTTGGTTGCGGATAATGCTCTAGAATATCTGGATTAATATCGGGTAGCTCAATTTTATCATTATTAATGGTTATATCTCTAAGATTTCTATAGCGTCTAAATAATTTCCATTCATCAGTTAATAATTCATCTTCAACTTCTTCAAGTTTATGCTGCATGTTAAAGAAATTTACAACATAATAAATAGAAGTATTTAAATCTATATCTTTTACACGAGATATTAAATCAAATACATCAAAAGCATCACCGCAATGAGTGTAACAACGAAATAACTGAGTATTATTATAATAATATAACTTATGACTATCACCACCATGACAAATTGTTAAACAATGAATTGTATCATTAAATATTTGCGGCTCAGCACCTAAATCTTCAAGGAGAGTATAAATATCTTCAAATTCAAGTTGTTCTTTAACCTGATCTTTATTAAAAGTCAATTTATACCTCCCTCATTCTAATTTCTGTATCTGCTATTGGAATTGGATTATATTGATAATCTGTTGCAAAAATTGGATTAAATCTGCAAGTTCCTTTATCTGCATTCATCCATAAATACAATCTATTATATGAACCACGTCTATTTTTATATATAGACATTTTTACATTTGGCATTATATAACCTTGAGTTTCTACAATGCCTTGAATTGCTTCTTGATCTTCTTTTGTAACTTCTAATAAAATCATACCAACATCAATTTTATCACCTAATGATTTTGCGCCACGAAGAAGATTCTGATCAGGTGTATCAGATGTTTTATAATCTGCATTAAGCTGAGTCCCTGATAAAATAAAAACACCAAATTGATTAGCCAAATCTTTTAATTTAACACCTAAAAGAAATAGAATATTATCTTCTCGTAGTTTAACGCCACCAGAACGATGACTAATTTCTTCAAGAATTTTCATTGATGTATGAATATAATCTAAAAACACATATTGACATTCATTTACTCTAATATTTCTTTTAATAGTATTTTCAATATCTTTTAAGTTAAAATCAGGAAGTTCTTCAATATAAATAGGACTTGTTTTTAATATTTCTGCAGCTTGTTTTACTCTTTCATATTCATCAAAATCATATCTATGAGATAAAATATGCTCTTCGTTTACATCAGCAATAAATGCCAAAGCCATTGTTTGAAGTTCTGATAATTCCAATTCTGTACTAATAAAAGTGACTGGGTTTTTATCACCAATTTCAATCCAAGAGTTAGAAGATTTATCATACATGCGGTCACAAGCTAAATAGCATGCATCTGCAATCATAGTACGACTTTTACCTTGACCAGTTGCACCACTTCGTAAATAAACTTTCTTTAAACGACAACCTCTCGTGACGGTATTGATATATCTGCCATACATTGGTTTACCCATATCAGGTTCTTGACTTAAATTATCTAATAAATCAAAAATTGAGTCACCAATTGAAGTTGCTTCATCTGTCGCATTGTCTACATATTTAGCGCGTATATCTAATATTTTATTATCAATTAAATCTGCAATTTCATTTAATGATAAACTGTCTAAGTAATCTTCTTGTTGTCTTTTTTGTTGCTCATTAAATATTTCATCTGGATTATATAAAAAACGAACATCCATGCCGCAAGCTTCATATCCTCTTAAAAGAGTCATCTTTTTCATGCGGCTATAATAATATTCAAAATTAGCAAGGTCAGCATTTTGAGTTATTTCAGTTAACCATTCACTACCTTTACTTGCCATATAAATTTGTTTTGCTTCTGGACGTCCTTCAAGATAATTCTCAATATCTAAAGTCGTAACCTTTTTTGCACCCATTTGGTAAAGATTGTTGATACAACCAAAAACGACTCTATGAAAGTCACTCATAAAGTCATTTTCATTATAAAAATATTTACCATCTTGTTCTAATAAAGATGGATTGAGCATTGTGCATCCTATTACTTGAATAATAGATGCAGAATCATAATACTTACTTATGTCAATCCCTCCTTAATGAATATCAAACAATTTTACTCTTTTAGGTTTTTCTATCGGAGTTGGACTAATATAAAATACATCAGTGCCTAAATCTAAAGATCCTTTTAGAAGTTCTGCTTGTTGTTGTTCTAATCTCCATTTATTTTGATAATATCTCATTGCATCATCGTATACATAACCAACAATCCTAATGCTCCCATGAGACTTACTAACATCACCATCACTTACATCATACCAATAAACTAAAGTACGATAAATTCCAGTCATTGAACGACCGTCTCCAATTAATTCTTTTATTTGTTGATCAATTCTTCGTTTACTATAATTTGTTCCATATTTATTTTTACAATATTCGTGAATTCTATTATAATATTCTTCATTTTCCATTTTTTGATCATAACATTCTTTATGATAATATCTATTACCAATATGAACAAAATCAGGATATTCTTCACGAGAAAAAATTTCTTCACAATATGGACATTTTACATTTGGAAGTTTTGCCATAATATTCTCCTAAAGATTATTTATAATAATATTATAGCATAAAAAATAACGGCTGTCAAGAATTACCTTGACAACCGTTATAAAGAAAATTATAAACCAAGCCCAACTTGTTCAGTTAACTCGTTTACAATTAATTCAAGCTGTTCAACTTGCTTGGGTGTGGCATCAGAAACTTTCTTTCCTTTACCAAGATACTTATCGGTAATTTCAACAATACGTGGTGCCCAATCAGTACCAAAAGCCGCACCAGTTGCTTCTTGAATCTTTTCAACTAATGTATTAAATTGATTCATTAGTTCATCAAAATTTGGAGTTTGCGGCACTAATTCAACCTTTACTGGAGCATCTGTAACGAACTTATTATCATGTTCTGCAGCTTGCTTATCAATAGCATCACCAATAGCATTTACAAGATTGTCGTAGTTAAATTCAATACTATCAGGCGTATATTTAAAACGAGAACCAGCTACAAATCGAGGCGTTTGCCGCATAAATCCAACGGTGTGAATAGTTCCATCTTCCTCTTGGATTGGATGCGCATAAATAATTAAATCACTCATACGATCTACGATTAAACGAGGACGATTTCCAAGAGTAGGACAAATTTGGTTATATTCTTTACCATTTTCATCTGTAAATACTTTATCTTGACTATGACTAATCATAACAAGACCATAGCCAATTTGTGGAATTAAACGGAGAGCTTCATCAAATTCCTTTGATACCATGTTATAACCTTTGCCATAAGCAAGATCAGCAATATTTTCTACACCTTCGCGGTTACAAATATATTTTTCACAAAGATCATAAGCAATATCTACAGTATCTACAATAATATTATCATAAGTCGCATGACCTTCATCAGTTTTAAGCTGTTTAAGGACACTCTTAAATTCTGCCCATGAGTTAATTGGGAGAGCCATAATTCCTGGGATGGTAAGATAACCAGCTTCAAAGCCGAGAAGAAGAGCTTTAGAGAACTTTGAAGCTATGGTTGTCTTACCAGTTTTAGGAGCACCATATAGAAGAATAGTATATCCTTTAAGGTCACGGCTAACTACGTGCGGCTTAACTGCAAAAATATCAACACTAGCCATGTATTTACCTCCTAAAACTTATAGTTTTTACTTGCTGTCGGTGATGCAGATTTTACTGTAGTCGCTCCACCAAAGGGAGGATTGTCATTAAAAGCATTATTTGCATTATCCTTAGATTTCTGATACTCGTCATGATTTGCACGAACTTCTGCAAGATGCTGCTCACGATTTGCCTTACCCTTTGTTACATCTTCAGCGGTCATCGTAGATTCATCACCAAATTCCATTGGATCAACAGATGCACCTTCAATATCCCATGCACGAAGAGTACGAGTTGTAACATTTACAATTGGAGCACCAAAAGCATTTTCTGTTTCAGTACGATTTTCAATTGTTGTGCAAACAATATTGCCCCAAACCTTGGTTAGCATTGGCTCGCTAATACTAATATCAGCTTTTTCAAAGTAACTCATACCACCAGCTGTACGAATCGTATATTCTACTGGAAGGAAATCATTTTTAAAGTTAAAAACATAACCACGGATACGACCATAATTATCACCATTTTCAACTTCAACTTCTTGATAACCCTCAATAAGCATATCTGTCTTAAACTTTGCACAACCTACTGTTGCAATATCACCAGTCTCAGGGTGAACAAAACTACCACGGACACGTTTTGGAGAAGCCATTTCACCTTCACTAGTTACAAAGTCATTGCATTCAACATCACCATCGATACGAACCTTTGTTGCTGAAGCTCCATTCATTTCATAAGTATTATTTTCATTAATAATTTGCTCTAAGAATGAATAAGTCGTATTTGGCTTACCATTCTTAAAAGTTGGAACTACATACATGAAATTTACCGGAACGACATTAACAGCATCTACATCTGTAGCAACATTAATAGAGCCGCCAATATATTCTACACCTTTCTTTGAAACTTTTTTCGCTAGAGTATGATTAAATACCCAGCCGCGAACATCAACAGAGTTTTCAAAATTATTTTTCATGTGTATTTACTCTCTTTCTATTTTTTTTTATTTACAATAATATTATAAAATATTTTATTGCAGTTGTCAATAAAAATTTTTATTCTTCTTGCCATCCAATAGGATATCTGTGTGCAGGAATACAAAAATTTATACCTGTACGACTATCATTAATTTTAATAAATTCCGGCCAATCTTCAAGCATTTTTTCAAATTCGTCTTTATCAATATCTGTATCAATAATTAAAATAGGGTTATCCCCTCCATCATATACATAAATTTTAAGCATTAAAATCACCAACAATAAATTCTGAGTAAGGAAGTGATTTAACCCAAGAGACAAATTCTTTAGACCATTGCGGCAAACGATGATTTTTACGTTGACGATACATTGTTGCAAGAACTTCATAATTAAGACAAATAGTTCGTTTTTGTAAGAATGATTCTGGTAGCATTGCCTTTAAAATTTGCTGATAATGTTCTTTATCTTGACCTGTTACTTCGTTAGCACGATCTCGTATAGTTTTAATTACATCAATATAGTCATTAAATGCTGCCTCAATATCCCAGTCTGAACCATTAAAATTAGGCCATTCAAATTCACTTTGGTTAAAATCTTCTTTAAGAATAGTATGCATTGTGCTTTCTGAATTTGCAGAAACTCCAACACGATAAGTATCAAATTCACTCCACCAATATCTTGGTGCAGTAATTTCTACCCAGACAACCACTTGCCGCATCCATTTACGATGTTCAGTGCCACCTTTCCAAAGTGCTTTTGCAAGTTTATAATCATTAGGCCCTATAATAAAATGTTCATCATCATTATAATCTAATATCCATTCGCTATCTGCTTTATCATATGATTTAAGAGGATTTCGCATACCTTTTAATGCAGAATCAAATCCTTGAACATCTAAAGTATTAAATTCCATATTTACCCCGCATCAAACATTGTCATTTGTCCAGATGGATTTTTAATAATTTTAGGCTCGTCACCAATAGAAGTTAAGATTTTATCATAAGTAAATCTAGGTTGAAAATCTCCGTCTCCATCCGCATACAAACCTACAAATTCACTATGTCCAATAGAGCCACAATAAGACATTGAATCTAACATTTTAATGAAAGAAGCAATCCAACGTTCTTTCATTTTACAGTGAATAACAAAATCTCTTTCCATCTTTAATCATTTCCTTTGGTAGTATTATAACCATAATCATTTGATTCATATAAATCAATATAAAATGCTTCTTTCTTATTTAACTCTTCTCTTGGACATTCCTCCAATAGTTCAAAAGTAAAGTTTTCAATACCATCTTGTTCCATTGCAGCATATAATTTATTATTTTTAGGTGTATCTATACCACATCCACATTTACAATGATCACACCAACGTTTATAAATATCAACTGATTGACCAATATAACATTTATTATCTAATATATTAGTAATTTTATAAATGCCGCATTTAGTTCCATTGCCGAGAATCATAATAAATTGTTGTTTTGCTAATGGTTGAAAATATGTTTGCCATATTAATTTAGATATGACTCTTGGATGTGAAAATTGTAAACGAATATTCTGTAATAATTGAATATCTTTTTTATCTTGTGGTGTGATATTTAATTTATATCCATCGAGTTGATTTTTATCTTGTTGCTGTTTTCTCCACTGTTCAATTGCGGCATGACGAGTTTGTTTTAAAGATTCTAAATCAAATTCAATGATAGCTTTTTCAGCATTGCATGTTTCTTTAATATATGC